AACCTATCCGCTGGCATTATGGGTGGCGCTGTCGGCCTATCCGCTCTACGAAACATAAACCAACAAGAGGAAAACTGACAAATTCTGTCACCTATTGACAATAAACGTCACATTGTGTCACCCTGCCTACAGGCCACCAGACCTTTTCTGGGCTATCACCTATAAGGGCATCTATGACGCAACCAGACAAATACCAAATTGAAGTCGGCGATGAGACTCAGGAGACTGAGGTCATTCAAGAGGTTCAAGAGGTAGAGTCTGAGGAGCAGGAAACTGCTGCCGAACCGTCAACGGATAGTGGGGAGACCCACGATAAACCTATCTTCACCGAGCAACAGCAGCGGATATTCGACGAGGCAATCGGAAAAAAGGTATTCAAGCTCCGCGAAAAAGAGCGTGAGACCGAACAACTCCGAAAACAGCTTGAAGAATTCCAGAAAACTGAAACTCGGTCACGGCCATTTATACCTGACATGCCAGACCCGTTCGCTGTAACCGATGAGGAATACAGGCGGAAGGTTCGGGAGCGTGAACAGGCGTTGATATCCGTGGCGTCCTACGATGCACAACAGCAGATGGTTGAACAACACCGACAAGCTGTAGCAGAGCAGGCCGCGCAAAAGCAGCAAGAGGTATTGGTAGAGAAAGTTCAGTCTTATTCGGAGCGTGCAAAGACGCTAGGGATTAGACCAGACGAACTGCAAGCCGCTGGCGCTGTTGTTGGGAATTTCGGGATTGATGACTCTCTGGTGCAGTACATCTTAGAAGATGACCAGGGGCCACTGATCACTAAGTATCTATCGCAGAACGTCCAAGAACTGGACAACCTGCGATACATGCATCCAACGCAAGCTGCTGTAAGGATTGCGACACTCATCAAGTCGAAAGCTGCTGCCCTGAAACCAAGATTAACTAATGTCCCTAATCCTATTCGGCAACCGCAACCCACTGGGATTGCACCAAAACCGAAGGGGCCAAGGGGCGCAACTTTTGAATAGGTGAATAAAAATGGCTAATAATCTCAGTAGTAACGTAACTCGGAAAGTAGCGCGGGTCTTCCTTGATGCTTTCGAGAACTCACGGGTAATCACCAAGACAGTTGACACTCAGCTTCTGTCCGACAAGTTCAATCCTTCAAGCGGTAGCACTGTAGATTTCAAGCGTCCGCATGACTACAACACTATCCGCACCACTGGCGGTGACATCTCTTCCTCTACCAAATCCTCAATCATTGCTGGCAAGGCAACTGGTACAGTCCAGCAGTACTTCACTGCTGCGACAGATTGGGGCAACTTGGAAGAAGCGATTCAGCTCGACCAGCTCGAAGACATTCTGGCTCCGATGGCTCGGCGTATCGTGACTGACCTTGAACTGGACTTTGCATCCTTCATGCTGAAGAACTCTTCACTGCGCTACGGTACTCACGGCACAGCAGTAGATGCTTGGTCTGACGTTGCTGGCGCTGGTGCGTTTATGGACTCAATCGGTATTAACCCTGCCGCAGACCGTTACTACCTGATGAATCCCTTCACGGTAGCTGGCCTGGCAAGTGCTCAGTCAGGTCTGAACTCTGTTGACAGCCTGATTCGTACAGCGTGGGAGAATGCCCAGATCAGCACCAACTTCGGTGGTCTTCGTGCTCTGAGCGCAACGACTCTGGCAAGCTTCACTTCAAGTTCTGGCGCAGACCGTGCCGGTACTCTGAGTGCTGCACCTGATGCAACCTACGTCACTGCGAAGGACACAATGACCCAGACTCTGGCCGTCACTGCTTTCCAAGCAAACATGGTTGTAAAGGCTGGCGAACTGGTCACGATTGCTAACGTCAACCGTCTGAACCAGTCAACCCGTAAGACAATGGTTAGCGCCACTGCTGGCACAGTAGCGTGGACTGGTGTCGTGACTGCGGACGTAACTCTGGGCGCGTCTGGTGAAGGCAATCTGGTAGTAGCTGGCCCAGCCATCTACGAAGCAACTGGTCAGTACAACACGGTGGATGCGGCTCCTCAAAGCGGCGCTGTGATTACAATCGTGTCTGCCACTGCGACTCTGTACCAGCCTAACCTGTTCTACACTAAGCAGGCTTTCGGATTGGGCACAGTCAAGCTGCCTAAGCTGTACTCCACTGACACTGTTGCGACTACCTCAGACGGTATGTCCATTCGTATCAGCAAGTACTCTGATGGTAACGCTAACTCACAGTCCATCAGATTTGACTTATTGCCTGCATACGCCTGCTTCCAGCCTTCTTTTGCTGGCCAGGGATTTGGAGTAGCGTGATTTAGGAGAGGGGGGAGCTTCGGCTCCTCCCTAATCTTATGGCTAACAAACCTCCCAAGAATTCAAAAGACACAAGGCTTGCAAGGGCCGGTGTTGAGGGCTTTAATAAGCCCAAGAAAACCCCTAATCATCCGACTAAATCTCATGTGGTGGTCGCTAAAGTAGGCGACGAGATTAAGACAATCCGCTTTGGTCAACAGGGTGTTACCGGCTCTCCTCCAACGAAGGGCGAGTCTGAATCAGACCGCAAGCGCAGAGCATCATTCATGGCGCGTCATAAACAAAACATCGACAAAGGCAAAATGTCAGCAGCTTACTGGGCTGCAAAGGAGAAATGGTGAATACAATCTGGGTTAAACCAAGTGGCGTGGAAGTCAATGTTGACAGCGGTAGTTACGAGGCTGCTGCAAGTCTGGGCTGGAAGCCTAAAGATCAAGCACCTGTAGTGGAAGAAAAGAAGCGTGGTCGTCCAGCTAAATCTCTGGAGGCATAAGAAATGGCAACGGTCGCCCAAGTAGCTAAGGCTTCACTGCAAGCGATTCTGGTACAGGCGTCAGAGGCTCCTCTGGAAGCTGACGAGTATCAGGACTTTATCTTTGCAATGAACAACTATATGTCCAGCCTAGCGGCTAAGGGCATTAACTTGGGTTACACAGCTGTTTCAGGGCTGGCCGACGAGGTGACTATTCCTCCTGGCGCTTTGACTGGCTTAATCGCTAACATGGCGTTTCAGTCAGTTCCTTACTACGGTGGGGTGGTAACAGCAGAGCTTGCTGCAACAGCGCGTGAAGGAATGCAGGCCATGCGTCAACTAGGGCAGTACATAACGCCCACAAGTCTTCCATCTACCTTGCCTGTCGGAAGTGGAAATGAGGACAATCAGTTTGGCAATGGACTGCATTTTTATCCTGAAAACGAACCATTGGTGGCAACAGAAATTAGCGGCGGGATTGCTTTAGAGGTGAACACAAATGGTTGAACGTACCTATGGTGTAAGGCAATCCGACTTCGAGGCGTTAACCACCATAACGCCAGGCTCCTATTTCGGGTTCTTCTACAACGGCTACAACTACAAGATCACCTACGCTAACTTCATTTCAGGGTTAGGTGTAACCGGCACGATTGTTCAGGATGGCGCTGTTACCGGCACTCCTGTCTTGGATGTATCGGGGACTGTTAACAATATCCGCAACCTTGAGAACGGCTCAGGTATTGCAGCCAGCGTCTCAGCAGAGAACGGAATTACTTTAGCGCACAACTTTACTGTTAACTCGACCGGCTCGCCGTTGATGCTGAACACCACAGCACTCAGCCCTACATTTGTTTCACTGGTCGCTGGTACTGGAATCACTCTAGCAGCGGCAAGCAGCACGATTACTATCACCAACGCTCCAGCAGTGGCTCAGGTGCGCGGTCAGGTCTATATGCAAAGCAACGCAACAGCCACTGTAATCGCGTCCACTGCTACTCCTGTTCTGGTTGCTGGAACGTGGACTGTTGATCTGTCTACTAACGCAACTTGCACAACAGCAGGTCGGATTACTTACACCGGCACAACGACTCAGATTCTCACGATCAACGCAGCATTAAGCCTTGATCCAGCCAGTGGTTCTAACCAGAACTTGCAGGTCTATCTGTACAAGAACGGCTCCGCAATTGCTGGCTCAAGAATCGAATCAAAGATAAACAATGGAGAACACTTAGCAGTTCCGCTGGTGTATCAGGTCTCGATGGCGACAAATGATTACATTGAAATCTATGTCCAGAACTCTACGGCAACAAACAACATCACGGTAAGCAGAGCTGTATTGAGTATTAACTGATGCCAGCACTTCCGATCACCAGCGGGTTCTACGTCAGCCCATCCTTACCCTTGAGCGCACAAGAGTGTCTCAACTGGTATGTGAACGTGAGTGAGGCGGCAGCACTTAGCCCTGAGAACCTGTTTGGCACTCCAGGCTTGGTAGAACTTGTTTCTTCTGGAACGGTGTCTAACCAAAACCGTGGTATGCACGAAATGGCTGGTATTGCCTACGCAGTCAATGGAACGGTGTTGTACAAGATCGTCGAGACAATCACGGCGGGTGTGGCTACCTACAGTCTCACGACCCTTGGCACGATCACAGGCACTGCTCAATGCTCGATGGCTGACAACGGTACTCAGTTAATGGTGCTGGTGCCTGGCAGTAACGGGTACATCTACAATCAAGTCACTAACGTGTTCGCACAGATCACAGACACAGACTTTGACGCTAACGGCAATCCGCAGTTTGTTGTGTTCATCGACTCGTACTTTGTCTGCACAACCGACACCAAGAAGTTTATCTGTTCAGCGCCTAATGATGGATTGAGCTACAACGCTTTGGACTTTGGCACAGCAGAATCCGATCCAGACGTGACTGTTGCTCCGATTGTCTTCAAGAACCAGCTATTCATCTCTGGATCACAGACTATTGAAGCCTTCCAGAACGTGGGCGGAACTGACTTCCCGTTCCAGCGCACAGGCTTATTCTTGCAGAAAGGCGTCTACGCTCCCTACTCGTTAATCAACGCTCAAGACACTGTTGTCTGGGTGGGTGGTGGAGAGAACGAAGGGCCATCCATTTGGGCGCTCTCTGGCAACGATACAGCGAAGATCAGCACCACCCCTATAGATAACCTGCTCCAGAATCTAACGGCGTCCCAGCTTGAGTCTATCTACGCTTGGGCGTATTCACAGAACGGGGCTTACTTTATTGGCTTCACGCTGCCGACTACTACGCTTGTGTTCGACCTGACTGCAAAGCGATGGCATGAAAGACGCTCGGTGCTCGATGGTGACTTGAGTAGATTTCGAGTGACTGCGATCTGTAAGGCTTACAACCAAATACTATGTGGCGACTTTGTGGACGGCAGGATTGGCAGGATTGATCCGCTTGTTTACACAGAGTACGAGAACACGATTATCAGGCGAGTAGCAACCCAGCCTTTTCAGAACAATCTCAAGTCTATCTTTGTCCCGTCACTAGAGCTTACTGTTGAATCCGGTGTGGGCAATGATGACGTTGTGAATCCTGTGATTAGTCTGGATCGAAGCAATGATGGAAAGACTTGGTCGGATGCCAGAACACGATCAATCGGTGAAGTAGGCGAGTATGACAGGCGAGCAATCTGGAGACGTAACGGTCGAGTGTCGAGGTTTGAGATATTCCGATTCACTCTGACTGACGCAGTCAAACCAGTAATACTACAGCTCAACGCTGAGATCATAGGTGGCACGAAATGACCACTCCACTACTTAATGCTGGACAGCCAATCGTTGACGAATCTGGTAAAATGGCCCAAGCATTCAGAACGTGGACGCTTGATGCTTCGCTGAGTATTCCCATTATCGGCACAGGCTCACCAGAAGGCGTGGTTGAGGCGAGACAGTATCAACTGTACATCAACTCAGCAGGCACAGCGGGATCAATTGAATACCGTAAAATGCTTTCACAGATCGGTGGCGACAGGACGCAAGGATGGATATTGGTTTGATCAAAAACGCAGACCAATCAGACGTTCAGGAAATTATAGAACTTGCTAGGAAGTTTCATGCAGTCTCTGGTTACGAGAATATCGAATTTGACGAAGAGACCGTTGAGAACTTATTGAGCGCGTCAATCGAACAAGGTTTGTGTTCAATTGGCGTAGTGGACGGCAAGATAATTGGGTTTCTAGGTGGCCTGGCTTTCCCTGCCATTTTTAATGCAAATGTGATGGTTGGTACTGAGATTGCGTGGTGGGTAGAGCCTGAGTTTAGAGGCAAGAAAATTGCAATCCAACTACTGCTTAGGACAGAAGAAAACGCAAGGGCAAAGGGTTTGTATTGCTGGTCGATGATGTGTTTGGAGAAGCTAAACGCAGATGGGCTAGAAAATATATATGAAAGACTGGGATACGACAAAGCTGAACGCACATACATGAGGATTCTATAATGGCGGTAACAACAGCGGCAGCAATGGCAGCAGCATCAGCCGGGGCTAATATGCTCGGCCAGCGATCACAAAAGAAAGACATCAGCAAAGCCAACAGGCGTTCGATGGCAATGGCGAACACTGAGATGGCTAACCTCATGCCAGCCTATCAGCAGGCGCAGGACACGATGATTGGTGGATACGGTCAAGCCGGTCAGATCAATCAGGAGGCTCTCAATCGCGCCTACCAGATGCAAGGCCAGTCCTTCATGCCAAGAATGCAGGCGTATCAGGGCGGCAACGTAGCAGCTCAGAATGCTAACCTGTCCTCTATCCCTGCGATGCGAGCAGCACTACTGGGCGGGCGAATTCCTCAAATGCAGCAGGCTCAGTCTCTGCCGATTGACCAAGCAGCACTGGCTGGACTGATTAACCCGCAAGCACAACAGTTCCCAGCACAGCAGCAGTTCCCACAGATGCGACCGTTCCAGAGGTAGTTATGGCCTACACAGTTCAAGAAGTGGCAGATTACATTGCGGCTAATCCTCAGTTAAGTCCTGCTGAACTTTCTACGCTGGCCCAAAACAACGGCGTTAGTAATGAAATGCTTGGGCAGGCGTATGGCATGGCAAATGCCGCTCCGTTGCAAGGCCCAGCTACCACCTTGGAGGAATCAAACCCAAGCATGATGCCCGTGCTATACGGCCAAGCCGACAACCCAAAAGGCCAACAACAATACACGCCAGGAAAAATAACCGACCAGCAGCTACAACAGTTCTTTGCAGCCAATCCGAATATCTCTAACGAGCAGACCTATGCGCTGATGCAGCAGTATCAGGTCAGCCCACAGCAGGTGGTCAATGCGCGTGGACTTGATCCTCAAACTGCTTACGGTCAATACAATCAGCAGGTTGTTAACAACGCTCGCCCTGGTCAAGTAACTGACTACGAGCTGCAAGCGTATTTCGCCAACAACCCAAACACTCCTGACAGCCAAATCTACGCTCTGATGAACCAGTACGGGGTCAGCCCTGAACAAGTCTCCAGAGCCATTGGAATGCCTCTTGATCAGGCTCAGGCTAGGTACAGAGACGCCAAGGCAGAGGCTACTCCGATAGGCTTGGTTGGCGCTGAGGAATCGCTCGGACAGGGGCTTACAGATGCCACAGCAACACTGCGCGGTGCTGAGACTTCCTCACGGTCTGACATCGATGCGGCTCTTAAGCGAATCAACCAACTGTACGGTATCAACATCGATGACCTGCGAGCAGCGGGAACTCAAGCAAGCAGTCAAGTTAACACCGGCTTCGATGAGGCGCGTAAATATTTCCAGCCATTCCAGCAGGGTGGGACAACGGCATTTAATCAGCAACTGGCTCTATCAGGTGCGCTGGGTCAGGACGCATTCAATCAGGCTCGACAAGAATCACCATACGAGCAGTTCTTGTTTGAACAGGGCATGAGAGGCAACCTTGCAGGTGCGGCGGCCACTGGTGGACTGGGCGGCGGCAACGTCCAGCGAGAGCTGACACGCTTTGGTCAAGGGCTTGCGTCACAAGGTCTACAGCAGCAGATCGGAAACCTCAACCAATTGTCCGGCATGGGTATGCAAGGCTCTCAGGCGCTCTCAGGGCTTGCTACAGGCAGGGCTGGTGCATTGGGTGACATCACTCTGAACACGGCTGGAAACATCGCTGGGCAGCGTGGAGCGATGGCAGGATATGAAGGGCAGGCCGGAACTGGTCGCGCTAACCTTGCTCAATCAACAGGCCAGAACATTGCACAGATGCAGTACGGCACTGGTCAAGACCTTGCAGCAGGTCGAACAAGGGTTGGGGAGATTCAGGCTAACCAGCTACAGCAGGCAGCGGCTACTCAGGCGCGACTTCTGGAACAACTGGGTGCAACTCAGGCAAACATGATTTACGACCAAGCTGGGAACTACATTGATATGGGCAACGCTGCTGCTAATCGTGCGGCAATCAATGCACTCAACCTGTCTGGCGGTATTTCAAACTTGCAGACAGGACTTGCTGCTGGTCAGAATGCAGCCTTCCAAGGCGCTGCCAGAATACCGTCTCAATCGTTTGATGCTGAACAGGCGCTCGGTGCAGCGGCAGGCGGGTATAATCTGGGCAATCAATTGGTGTATGAGCCGAGGAAAGGCGGGTATGCCAAAGTGTCTACCAGCCAGCCGATAAACTACGGGATGGCTCCGCCTCGATCAATCGACGCATATCAGAACACAACCAACCGCAGATTACAGGGCTTAACATAATGGCTATCAACTTTGGCGACATTCTCGGCGGTCTGGGCGCAGCTTACGGCGGCAGAGCGCAAGAGTACGCGCAGGGCATCCAACAGCGCGAGCAGGGGCTGACTGAGCGCAAGCGGGCAGAGCTTGAGGCTAGGCAGCGGGCTATGTATCAAGACGGTTATCAGGCGTTCATGATGCTTGGCGATCCTGAGAAGGATGGAGACGAGAATTTAGATGGAATTATCTCGCTCGCCAATGACCGACTGGAGATGCTTTCGACGTTCCAAGATGCCGACCCGTCTGACACTATGGAAGTTCTTAATCTTGCTTCTGCTGCAAAGGCTGGTGATTCCTCTGCGCTTCCAAGGCTGACGCAGATTCTATTGGGAGCTGCTGAAACGGCAGTTAACATGGGGCTTGTGCCACAAAGACAAGAGCAAGCAAACTATGGTCTTACGCCTTCCTACTTTGAAGATGAGCAAGGAAATGTGCGCTTAGGCCAACCGTCATCAGCAGGCGGCATACAGTTTATTGACCTTCCACAAGGCATGAAACCAATGCTTCCAGCAAGCCAGCGTGCTTTTGATCCTGCCGCAATAGCGCAGCAAGGCCAAGCTAGAACTGCGGTTAATGTTGCAGACATTATTGCGACAACAGACCCAGCAGCAGCACAAGCAGGGGCTGTAACCACAGCGCAACAAGAGGCAGAAATTGGATTAATGGAAGAACGAGCAAGAGCTGAGAGTGGAGCCGCTAGAATATCAGAGCAAGGGGCAAGAACTGGTGCTTTGCAAACAAAAGAAGATCAGTTGGGGCTGTTAAGTGATCTTGTCGGTGTTGCCAAACAACAATCTACGGGCTGGACTACTGGCTTTATTGGGTCACAACTGTCGAAAGTTCCAGGAACCCCCGCGTATGACCTTAGCCAGACTCTTGATACATTGTTGGCAAGCGCAGGGTTCGAGACCCTACAAGAAATGCGAAACAACTCTCCAACAGGCGGCGCATTAGGTAGCGTAACGGAAAGAGAATTGGCATTGCTTCAAGCAACATGGGGAAGTTTGCGGCAATCTCAATCCAAAGAACAGTTTGAAGCCAATCTGGATAGATTTAATCGGCAACTTCAACAAAGTTGGGAAAGGGTTAATAACGCCTATCAAAGAGACTATGGAGTTCCTTACTTTCAAGATGGTCAGCGGCCAATGAGTCCTAGCCCACAAACAAATGATGATCCTTTGGGAATATTCCAGACAGGGGCGCAGTGATGGATATAAATCAAATTCGTCAACAATACCCGCAATATAACTCTATGTCAGACGGAGAGCTTGCTTACCGTTTGTGGGACAAAGACTATAAAGGCCGCCTGCCTATGGGCCAATTTGCCGACAGCATAAAGCTATCGCCTGCGGGATTTGGGCAAATGGTAAATTTTGCAGAATCCACCGGCTACACCCCAACTACAGAAAGCGAACAAGCGCAGCCAGAAGGCTCCGCAACAGGCGCA